TTCGAGAAGGCAGTCCTGTCCCCTCTTCCAGAGGGGGTACACGTTATCTCATACAAGGGTGATCGTAATCACCCGAGGGCCTGGATCCCTTTGAGCTACATAGGGATCCACAAGCCTATGAGGCGTATACTCCCGGAAGTTCGCTTGCCGAACGTGATTCCTGCCCGTAACCCTCTAGCGCTTCGCACTGTGGGACCCGACGGGAAGCTCTCCCTTGAGTGGGAGGAACTCGCCGTGGATTCACAGACACTGCGATTATGGGCCTCCAGGTTTGGCATAGAGGAGTCATGGCCCTATGCGTTAGCACAGGTTCCATGCATGCTCCTTGAGCGGAACTTGGAGTCACCCAGGGCAGAGTTCGGTACCATAGGTACCGTGCGATGCCGCGTGCAGAGGGACGGGAAGGCACGGTTCTTCTACGCACCTAGTCAGTGGGTGCAATACCTCATGGGTCCGTGGGCGAAGGAGTTGTACTCCCAGCTCGCGAAGATCCCACAGGATTGCACCTTCAACCAGGTCGCCGGGGCTGAGAGGGTGATCGGTTGGCTTAAGGAAGGGAAAGAGGTGTTCTCTTTCGACCTATCCTCGGCTACCGATCGCATGCCTCTCCAGCTCACTAGAACCGTGCTGATGGAACTGTCCCGCACAGCGAACCAGCGGATGTGGGTTGACACCTTTACAGTCTTGTCCCGGATACCCGCAAGAGTCGGGTACAAGGGAAGCGTGCGCAGCGCTATAGGAGTGCGCTGGATGACGGGTCAGCCCTTAGGGGCGATCCCGTCATTTGCAGCCTTCGCCCTCACCCACCACGCCATCGTGCGTGGGTTGTGGGATGGGCCTCCCGCTGAGGCACCTTACGTGATACTAGGTGATGACCTGGTTATCGCCGATAAGGACCTAGCAGACAGATACAAGTTTGTTATATCCAAACTCGGCGTATCCATCTCAGAGCCCAAGTCACTTCAAGGCTGTTTAGGTGAGTTTGCGGGGAGGATCATCTCCGCAGAGGGATGGGAGTTCAAGCTCAAGTATTTCCACTTGAGCTACAGGACTCTCTTGAGCATGATATCCTTGATCGGCCCTAGGGCCGTGAAGGGCATGCCCAATACACGGCTCAGGAACATTATAGCCTTGCTTCCAACCCCTAGGACCCCCGAGGGTATTAACCCTGGTGGGTTCCCGAAGGAGAAGCGAGACCGGTTCCTAGCTGCGTACTACTCCCTCGAGCGTGACTTTGATCCTCCCCAAGACCCTTGGACGGACTCAGAGCGCACCGTCTCTATTCGAGATCGTGTGCTCCGGGGCATCCTATGCCCTGATCCGTCCGAGGACGACACTACAAACGCCTGGAATCCGACAGGATCCGCTAGAGTCGGGCTGAACGGTGCTCCCGAGGGTGGCCCTATGAAGAGTAGGACCACCTGGAAGTGGACTCCGTTCCTCAGCCGCACTTGGCTCAAGAGAGTGAAGCAAGCTGCAAAGCTTGCAGCTCTCTTGTGATGTAGTGCCC